AGCCATGGGCTCCGTTGCGAAAATTCTCAACGGCGGTAACTAAGCAGGTCGTTGGACGTTTGGAGGAAACCCAAGAAAGGGAAACCTTAAATGCCGAATGACTCTACCTACCAATCGATGTTTCTGAGGTTGTTTGACGACTTCTATAACATTGTGCCGGATTATTCTGCTAAAGAACGTAATGCTGATTGTGGGACAGTTAGAAAACGACTGAACCAAGAAGGCATGGCGTTCCTCACTAAAACACTACCACAGCTAGGCAAGCATCTAGATGATGCCTTCCAAACTGGGGTCTTCAAGCCATTTAACGCGTTAAAACGCGCTCGTGGCCGAACCACGCCCGCTTTTATGGGACCGTTGTTCAAGAAAGTGTTTGGTGATGATGGAGTAATTCTGGTGAACGCTGATCCAGATTCCGTGGGTCACATCAGACAGGCTTGTTACATGATGTACAAGCTTGAATCTGAATATACACCCGAGCTCGAGCGAAGCACTATTCAAGACTTCGTTTCGACTGACGGTGAGCTAGCGGATTATACCGCTGCCACCGATTCATCTTTGCGACCAATCATTTGGCGCGCAAGGCGGATTCTCAACAGTATCTTCAAGGATTTCGATCCCTTCGATATTGTTCCGAGACCTGGACCAGGTGCTTCTGCATCAGGTTCGCATAAGTCAAAACGTTACGAACCTTTAACGATCTTTGACACTGTGCACCAGGTGTACCCGACGTATGATTATTTCTATACGGGGTATGACCACCTTGTTGATAGGGTGCGAGCGTACAAGCAAGCCGTCCGGAAGGACGAACCTGCTAGTAAATTGCGTATGGTCCCGAAAGATTCGCGAGGACCACGCATTATCTGCATGGAGGAGCAAGAAGTTATGTTCCTCCAGCAGGGTTTAGCTGATAAGATGCGCCGCGTTATTTCGCGCCATCCCCTGTCTAAAGGTAAAGTAAACTTTACCGACCAGACGGTTAATCAGCGCTTGGCCATAAACGGTTCTAAAGCATGCCCAGAGTCAGCTGATGTAATAGCCACTCTAGATATGAAAGAAGCGTCAGACCGAGTTTCTCGACTGCTAGTAGCAGATCTATTTTCTGATCTTCCAAAGTTGTCGCGAGCCCTCCTTGCTTTGTCCACCAGGAAAATAGAACTTCCTGACGGAACGGTGTTAGATTCACACAAATACGCACCGATGGGAAGTAGTTTATGCTTCCCTGTAATGAGCATTGTGCACTTCGCTCTTGGTGTGGCGGCTATAAGCTACCACACAAAAGCTCCAATGAAGGCGATAGCGAAAGATTTCTACGTGTATGGTGACGATATTATCGTCTTAGCCAAACACGCGGACCTCCTTTTCGAATGCTTTCCTAGATTTGGGTTGAAATTTAACCAAGGAAAGTCGTTTGTCAGAGGTCCCTTTCGCGAGTCTTGTGGAGCAGATGCGTTCAAAGGAATGAACGTAACACCCCAGCGCGTTAAAAAGCGCTTTTTCGACGGTCACGCCCCCCGAGATATACTCGGGGCACTGGACATCGAGCAACTCCTGTATGAACGGGGGTATACTCGTACTGCCCAGTATCTGCGAACGGTGAGTGATTACCGATCGGATGAACCTTACCCGTTTGTCCTTTCTGGATCGATGATCCTTGGTTGGAGGAGAAATTCCCCACAGGATGTTGACGCCTCACGGCTGAAACACCGTTACAACCGCTCTACACAATCGAAAGATCTTCGCGCTCGCGTTTTTGAAACGGAGCCAGACTCTTCGATGGTAGGCGGCTGGGAGCAGCTTATGCGTTTCTTCACAGGAACGCTACGCGGCTCACAGAGGCTTGATGGACGTTCGACCAGGTATATTATCGCCTGGCGAACGGTACCGGCAATCGCCCTATATGGCTCCACATGTCCCATCATCAAAGCGGTGATGGAGCGTAGTGGTACCATGTAGCGTCGCGGTACAGAAAACAGTAGGGGGATTAGACCTGAAAGCAGTGATCTAATTACGGTGGAATTGTAGATCTGTTCGTCCAGTAGCTGTGCTAGCTGGACAATGAACCGACCTTGGATCGATAGG